TACTGTTCTCCCAAAATCTCCGCACCGGGATGGTTATTAACGATGTTTGCAAGTATAGCATTGTACTCCGATTTATTGATTTTCCAACGAAGCGAGGCATCTATCAGGTTGCCGGGGATAGGGTCTACAATAGAACCCGGGTGTTTTTTTATCACCAGATAATCAGACGTGCCTGGATAAAGGTGCTTGCCAATTTCATAATTAATCTGTTTAGGCAAAAGCTTCTGCCCGTCGTAGAGTTTCAGTGCGTATATGTTCATTTGGTTAATGTCCTGAACGGTGTAATGCACGATTCCACGCACTTCGACCAAACAGTTTAACAACAACTCGTTGTATTGTTTCCAAAAAAACGCATACAAACCTTCCGGTGTAAGGCGGATGGTGTCGGAAAGTTCAATTCCGGCATCATTAACTGCTTGTGTTGTTCCAAAGCAGTAGCTTTCGGTTGAAGAAAGCCCGCCGTAATTGCAAAGAATAACAGATTGTTTTTCTTTTGCTGATTCAAAATCTGAAAGTATGTTCCTGTTTATACGTTTGCCAATATAGGGCATCAACACTCCTCCGACGAAAACCATAGGCGGCAGTAAATCTATGCATTTAAAATCTTCCAATTTGTCGGTGTTTTTCCGATCGTAAGGAAAATAGTTTGTTCCTATCAGCACTCTCTCTGTGCCGAAACCTGCTTCAGCTACAGTCCTTCGAAACTCATAATAACAGCCTGTTGATAGTCGAAGAACGAGGCTGTCTTTGTGTGTAGTATTCCATTCCGATTCCATGAACTCATATATATACTTGTATTTTTCATACAAAGAAGCAAGAGTGTCTGAGGCCGGTTCGGCACCTTCTAAAGAGGTGTCGGACGATATTACTATTCGCGATTGATTATTGTATATAACCTGCCAGTCGTCCTCGAGTTTTTTGGAGATGTCAAGATCGACCGGCCCGGATAGAATGTCTTCAAACAAAACAACCCTGACGGTTTTGTTATCCGGGAACACGCGAAACTGTGCATGGAATTTATTCTGCATAAATTCCAAAAACTCCGAAACTGTAATGTCTGGAACCAAGTCTGCATAATTTATCTGAGCATTACAGATAAGGTCGGAAGTGTTGTTTATCAGAACGATTTTATTGAGCGGAGTACGAGTGAAAGGATCATCAATCATTGTGTAACCTGTCAAAAAGAATAATAAATTGATAAACCGGTGAAACTTTAAAAAAACAGAGATGCCGTAACCGTCCGGATAACTAACCTGATCACGACCTTGAGCGATGATTTTTGAACGCCAGTCCAGAGGCCTTATCCCTTCGCCGTCTGTAGGCATGTTGTTAACAAAATAACCGGAGTCGTTTTTATCTACTGCCACAGGGAACAACACGAAGTCGTCCGTTTCTTCGCCCGTATATACGCTAAATAAATATTCATACCAATCTTCCACGGTACTAAAATCCGTGCGCACCATCTGCGAGAAAATGTCGCGCAGGGAGCGTGAGGATTGTTGCGAATAAAAATCGCTATCCTCTATTGCAAGCGAGGCCACGATGGTCTGTTTTTTTTGCGCCGAGTCAAGAATCAGTTGTCCGGTTTTAAAAAAGTTGCCTGAAAGAAGTGACGCAGGGAATCTATTTGAGTAAAAACCAGCTTTTGCGATGCGCTCCGGATGTCCGAGGGCCTCCAGCGATGCCGGAGCTGCAGGAATGTTTGCCGGAATGGTGTATGCGCCGTCGCGGGAGAAAAAGGCAGAGTTTTGCTCTACGCTAAATGTAAAGTTTTCCGGCAGTGCGATGGCCCCGTTTTTTGTGACGAGTTTCATTTTCCTACAAGATTTTTGAATTTATCTGAAAGTTCCCTTGCGCGATCAAAATCACGCAAAGACACTTCTGCTTTTATCTTTTCGCTGTACAAGCGATTAATGGCTGCAACAAGTTTTGTAAAAATAGTTCCGAGGTGTTCATCCTTAATGCCTGCAGAAACGTCCTGCTCGGGAGGAGTAATAAAACCTCCGGATTGGTAGCCTGCGAGCTGCAAGGATTTTTTAAGATTTAACGAGCGTATGCGACCAGCCTGCTGTTCGCGGTTGATGATCGACAGTACCGGCGCCACCGTCGGATTCTCAACAGCATCGTTGGAGGCAATAAACTCTCGAGACTTATTTCCTTCACCAACGATAACAGTAGGCCGGTCGACATAACCACGTAAATCGGGATCAAAAAAAGCGTTAAATTCTTTCCCATCCTGCTCGCGTCTCACGCTGATAAAGCCGCCCTTTTCGTGACCGGGCAGCCTTCTTGTAACGGACGGAGAAGGAGATGACGATGTGTCGAGCGATGTGTTCAAGATCACATTGCGCTGCTTGATTATTGTTGCAATGTTTAAACCGGTAGTGGCAGCAACAAGGGTGGCAGCAACAGCCCCGGCAATAGGGCCAAGCTGTGAAAAACATTGTATAATGGCTAAGGCGGCAGAAGAAAAAGCCTGGGCTATCTGGATAACAGCATCGGCATTGGCTCTTTTCTTTCTCAAGTCGAGTTCTTTCTGTGCATACTTCAATTCTATGGCTTCTCTTTGTTCCGCGCTGTCTCCGGCAATGGATAACTGTTTTTGTTTTTCAGCCTCCAGGCTGGCCGTCTCTTTTTCAAACACGGTGGCAGAAAAGGATTGTACCGAAGACAACGCGCCGGACAGACCGGTAAGGATTCCAGAGGCGTAGTCATTCCAAGAAGCAGAATCCTTTTTTCTCAAATCTTCCAAGTGCGCAAACAGGGAGCTGAAGCCTGATGCCAGCCCCTTCATTTGTTCGGGGAAGGAAATGGTGCTTAGAACATCGGAGAGTTCCGAAAAGTAAGACTTTGTGCCATCAGCCTGATCGGCCAAAGCAAAGCCGGCAGCACGGCTGGCTTCGGAAACCCGCTTTATGGCATCCTGAACAGCCTGGGCAGAACCTTCAACGCCCTGCTCCTGCATTATGAGAAGCATCTCGTATATTTCTTGCTCCACCGCCAGCCGGGCGTGGGCATAGGAAGAAGCTATTTCCAATTTTTTATTCTCGTATTTAACATCGGAAAGCTCTTTGTTTTTGTGCTGCCTTTCCAAGGTGCGCAGTTCTGATTCTTGCGCATCTTTTAAAGTATCAATTTGAGCTTTGTAACCGGTGCTGACAGCTTCCAGTGTTTTTTTGTCCGCGTCTTTGCGAGAAGCAATACGAAGGTTGTTAATCTGAACTTCGATGTCGGCGAAGTGGTAATCGTATTTTTTTGCCAATTCAACCCTTTCTTTTAAACCTTGCTCCTGTATGCGAAGAGATTCCTTCTCAAACTCTTCTAACGACAGCTTTTTCTCAAGGTATTGGTTTTGAAGCAAGGCCAACTCCGCTTTGTTTTTATCGTCCAGAACTTTTAGTTCTGCCTCGTATGCTTTTTTAATCTCTGTTTCGTCCGGTGGACCTTCTTCGGTTGGCTTTCCAAAACGGTAGTGGTAAACTTGCTGCGCGATGTTTAGGTACTGATCGGCCGCGTTGGACTCGTCGTTTAACCATGCCTGAAGTTGGGCTTTGTTCATTGCGTTGAAGTCCTGCCGTGCTTTTATGGCACCCTTTTGAAAGTCGATGCGCTGTTGAAGTGTTGTTCCATTATGATCGTTGAGTTTTTTTTGCGCTTCAGCAAGCAAAACTTGTTCTTCTTGTAGCATCCTGCGCAAGTTTTCCAATTCTTCGTCGGTATAATCGACGTACTCGGCCGTCGCGCCGCCCATGCCTGTTGGAGTAATCTTATACTTCATACCCTTATTCAACTTCTCCTGAAGGTCGGCAATTTTTTTCTCATGCTTTTCGATCTCCCTCTCTGCCTGTTTGATGGATTTTTTATTAAGCACCTCAAGGCGAAGTTTTTCCGCCTCGATAAAATCGTAAATTTTGTCTGTATTTATATCAATAGCATTGCCGTATTCGTCCCATTTTGTAACAGCCGAAGGGATGAGATCGGCAATGTTGTTCATGGTTTTTTTTAGTTCTTCTTGCGAAGCTGCCGAATTATCCTGGGAAGATATAATGCTGTTGTATTTTTCCAGCAAAAATGGGATTTCGTTATCTAACTTCACGACGTTGGAAAACTGCTCCTTGTATTTGTCGTTAAGGTTATCCATGTTTGGAATAAACTTATCTACCACATTTAGCCCAAGTTCTTTAAGGGTTTCCGTAAATCCCACAAGTCGCTGTCCCACCTTTAGTTGCAAGTTCTCTATACGAGCTGTCCGGGCAGCCATTTTATCAGAAATAGAGATGTATTTACCTCCGGCAGCAGCAAGCTGCTTGTCGACAATTTTAGAAACTCCGGCCATAAAATCGCCGGTCTTTGCTACTTCTTCGTTTATCTCTGCAGCAGAGAGCCCAAGGTTGTCAAGGATCATTATAGATTTACGGCCAAGGCCCTTGACAATAGAGTCGGTCATATAATCAACGGACTCGCCGGTCTGTTGGGCTTTAAGTTGAGCGAACTCCAAAAACTTACCCAAATCTTGCATGGGGATTCTAAAGTCATTGGCCTGAACGGCGGCCTTCATCAACTGAAGGTCGTTGACTGTTCCTTTGGTTGCTTCACGAAGGTTTTTTAATAACCGACCGTCGTCTAAACGAGAAAAAGCATGGTGTACACCATCGGCGGCGGCAGCCATCTCAACACCGGCTGCGACAAACTCCTTGGCTCTCGCTATCATTTTTTGTGTCAGATCAGCAAGGAATTTGCCAACGGCGACCATGACGGCTCCCTTGAAGAAGGAGAAACCACTCTTTAGCTTTTCACCCGAAGAGGTTAACTCGTCCATCCTGGCTCTGGTTTGCCCAAGCTTTTCTTCCAACTTAGCATAAGCCTCAGGATGTAGAGCCTTTGAGGTGTTGTCCATCTGCCTTTTCAGGTCTCTGGCCTGTTGTTTGAGTTGGTTCATGGTAAGGTTGGTTAGCCCCATCTGGTTGCCGAGCTTTTTCACTGCCTCACGGTTTCTTGACAGCTCATTCTTATTTTGCGACAGCTCTTTGCTGAGCTTGTTCCATTGCTCACCACCACGCTTACCCTGCTGCTCGAGCTTTAAAAGCGACTGCCGCAGGTCTTTATTACGACTCTCCAGCTCTCGACTTCTGCTTTTAAGTTTATTCATCTCCCTTTCCGCGTTGGATGCATCGAGGGAAAGGATCCATTTTATATGGTCTTCAGATAATTTTTTGGCCATAATCCTGAGCGTTTAAGCTCAAATTTATTGCAAAAACAAATTGGTGAAAGGACATACTTTTAGTCTTTGGTATCGATTTCTGCGTTGGTTGGGTTCATTTTTTCAAGCCGTTGACGAATGTCGCGCTTTATGTCTTCGGTAAGTCCATACTTCAAATCTCGAATAGTTTCATTATACAACCGCCCCCAGATAACTCTGTTATAAAGAGCCAGCTTGGATCGTAATCCCATTTTATCTTTCGAGTATTTGATGTCGAGAAAACGAAGGTAAGTGATCACGTTAAAGTAATAGACTAAATTCAAGCCTTGCCCCGAGAGGGAGAATGGCCTTTTTGATAAGTAATAGGCAAGGGTTGATGAGCGGCCGTCGGTACTGAAGTTTTCACGGACAACTCTTGCCTGGGTGTCGTAGATAAAGGCAGCATCGCGCCTGATTATCTGCGAAATAAAAGACTTTTTTATCAACTCGTCTGTAACCACTATTTTTTTGTTTTAAACATCCAAAAAAACTCACATCCAGAGGCGCAAGGGCGGCTTTGAAATTTATAACCTGCTTCCGAGAGAGCCTGAAAGACACATTCCTTACTCACCTGTGCGGAAGGGTTTATATCTTTTATGGCAAGCCAAACCTCACTGGTCGAAAACCAATGCGTCACCTCTTTTGGATCATGTACCGGACTATAAACGGCAGAGAGCGCATCAATAAAAACAGTCAGGTCGACCTTCTCCTCGTTTTTCTCTTTTTTTGCCATGAATCATAATAAAAAAGCCGATTCGATTACCAGTTGCTAACTACCTGAAAGGCGTTGCGGGCATTACTGCTTACGCACTGGATCGAATCGACCTATTTTTGACGATAATAAAGCCGGGGAAACCCAAATCATCGTCGCCTTTCAGAATGTTAGCGGAGCAAAGATAGAGTTATTTTTATTTTTACAAAAACAACTCAAATCTGTTTACTCCCTTAAACGAATGTAATCTGCAGCTCGCACAGTGGTGTAAGGATTTTTGCTTACAATCTCCTGCCGGCGTTCCTTCACTCCGTATTTAAAGAATAAAAAACGCTTTGGAACTATATGCTCTATATATAATAATGATTCATACGATTTTATATTAAGATTTACGGAGTTGTTATCAATACACCCGGTAAGACTAATCCATTCGTCCGAAAAACTAAAGCAAGGGATGGTGTCTATATGTACGACAGAGTCAACGAAGATCACCACGCTGTCTTTGATTTTCGCCTGCAGATTACGGATAGTTTCCGTTTGTGAACTAACCACTGTCTGTAGTCTTTTTTTATCTACCTTCAAAGAGGCAATCAGTTCGGCATCGGCAGCTCTGTATTGTTTATATTCTTTCAAAGTCAATTGCAAAGCAGACAGGCTCACGGCTTGCAGGCTGTCTTTTACCTTATATCTATCGACGGCCGAAAGCAATGTTTGTTGGTTTGCTGTAAGTAACGCGATCTCTGCCTTAGCAGAACGCAACATCTTTTGTTGTGTGTAAATAATTCCGGCAATAGCGATGGCCGAAATAATTAAAACGGCAATTTTTTTCATAGTTTTTTGTGTTTTTTATCGGCATTGTTTTCTTCCTCTTTTCCGTTATCATCGTCTTTTAAGATAGCATCTACGTTCTTGCCTAATTTATGTTCTATCTCTCCACGAAGCTGAAGGCGGAAGATTTTTAAAAACGGCATGTCGGGCTTTACGATCAGCATGGATGCCGATGTGCTCCAAAACTCGCAAGCGCAAATAATGGTTGCCACAACTTTTATGCCTATCAAATCGTAGTGATGAGTAATGTCTTCAGCCATATAGACAGCAATCAGAGCGCTGGAGTAGATAAGTAGTTTTTTTACCGTTTCTCTAAGAAGATAAGACAACACAAATTTTCTCTGAACCTTAGAAGCAGCCACGCCCCAGATAAAATCGAAGCCCACAAAAATCAGCACGATCAGGAAGCAAAAACGCTCCGGAGCAAAATAATTTAGTACAGATATAACAGCCGTAGACATAATCCCGTAAGCAGAAGTAAGCACTTTTTTTATATTTTCTAAAAAACCTATCAAAGAGACGGAGCCACCAAGGATGGACGGATAATCATTATTCATATGCATTTTTAAAAGACTTTGCCAAACTGCTGATGTCGCAAACGTCTGCCCCCTCCCTATCGAACATCATTGTCCATCCGTAGGAAGAGAACTCCGGAACATCAAAAGGTATAATCGTACACGAATCGCCGATCTCTTTGATCCAGGGTTGTGACTCCTGATCGAAGAGCATGTGGGCGCGAATTTTAGAGAGCAGATCCATTGACTGCTGGCTGTAAATGGCCAGCTCAACGAAATCTGTCGTGAGGGAAATCTTACGAGCAACGGTGATAGCCATTCTCGTTGAGTCGAAAAGGCTGCCTTTGTTGCGCGTAGATTCCGTGTCCCCAACTTCGACAAACAAATAGTTCGTCTGAAGCTGCTCAACTCTTTTCTTAACAGCCTCGAAGCTGTTGCCAAAAATATAGTGATCTATGCCTTGTAAAACCGGTTCCCTGGCCGAGATGTTTTCTTTTATAACTGCATACTCCAAAAGTGGGCTGCGTCCGTTTTGAAAGAAGGCGGCCACTCCATCTCTGCTCACAAATTTTGCATAGTATTCTAAAACCGCAAGTATCATTTTTTTATTATTGATGTAACTATATGAATCGGCAATCCTGTGACTTTGACGATTTCGTTGATAGAAACTTTATTCTCCTGCAATTGCAGCACCCCGTCAATGAGGTTTTTTCTCAGGATTGTCAAATATTTTACGATGTTTATACTTTCGATGGTTTCCACATCCCCCAAACCGTCAGCAGCAAGGTTGTACAGAGACTCCAGCTCACCGGTGCATATGTCTGCACTACCGCGTGAGGATCCGGTCGTGAGGATATAAAACTCCGTTTTTGTCAGCATGAAATTGCTCACGCTTAAAAAATTAATTTTTATTGCCTGAAGCGTGTCTGCATCGAGCGATGAAAAATCTTCTGCCAGTCTATGGGCTTTCAGGGAATTGTACTTCCCGGGGAAGTACAGGATGGCAGCCATAAGCGGCAAGGTTTCCAAGTCCATCGGCAGACTCCTTGCTTCAAGGTACTGCAAAGCAGTAAGACTGCAGGTGAGCACTCCGTAATTGGTGTTGATAGAGTAACCTTTGTACTTCTTTCCTTTTACTGTGATCTCAGGGATGAGTTGTGTACAAAAGCAAGTGTCAAGGCTGTATTTATAATCCAGCCTGCAAAGGTAACGGGCGACAGGGAGATCGTCGATGTGTTGTGGCGGAATTCTGAGAACCCTTTCCCTTTCCTGGTTGCTCAGACTATTGATTAAGTCTTTCTGATCCGGATAAACAATGTTAAAGATAAAGGTTATTTGTGCCGAGAGCCAATAAAGATTGGCCCAGGCTTCATCGTTTTTAATCTTTGAAGCATCCCATCCCATGTGTCTGAGGATGTGATTTGCCTGTACGCGGATTGGTGGAATTTCTCCTGCAGCCATTTTGCCGGCATCTGCTATTATGCCGACAAATTCAGCCCGGGATAGAAGGTGCCAAGCGTTTGGAATGGTGTACACTGTGTTGTTGTAAGAAAATTCCACAAAATTTTTCATGGCATGATAAATATCTTGTCTTCCGGATTATTAAAAGATGTGCGTGTGGCGATGTCGGTACTGGCTGACGAGCTAATAAGGTTGTCAACAGTGGCAATTATGTCCTGTGCCGACCGTTCCAGCTCGGCCGATAATTCAAGCAAGCGGGTTTGTTCGTTTACCGTCTGCCTGGCAGAAGTGGACTGCTCAAGTAAATTGCGTATAGATGCCGGCAGCTCCATCGGGTCAAAACGGCGTATGGCCGTGGAAACAATCATAAAGGCCAAGGCAGACTTTAACTGCTCTTTGGCTTCCTCATTAATGGCCGTATTCGAAAAATAGGCATTCAGGTGCAGCTTTAAGATTTCGTTTTGTATTGGAATACAGCGAAAGAAAAACAGGAACGACGAATCGATAGGATAAATCATGTCAAACTCTTTTGTGTCTCTAATTTTGAGTTTAGACAGCAAGCTGTGGTAAGGAGTTTGCTTCCATACGTTATCATTGCCTTCTGTCAATGAAGCTATCAGGCTGTCCATGGAGTTATAGTAGCTCTCGATGTAGGCCCGGCGCATCTGTTCTTGTTCTGACTTGTATATGTCGATCTTCTGTTTTTTCTTTCGAATGATGTCAAAAGCCGAATCTTTGCTCATCGTTAGGTTGGCCATAGCTCCACACAAATGTTGCTTGGATTCATCCTGGGCTGTACTTTTAGTTTTTATCGAATCGTAAACAGCCTTTGTTATAATGTTTATGATCTGCTTTTTAGCGGAGCGGGCAGAGCTGTTGAGTTGTTCAAAGCTCACTCCCGGGTCGATACCTCCTGCGAACGAAGAAAACTCGGAAAAGTCTGTAAATAATTCTTTTAAGATCATGGCTGTTGATTATAAAGTCGATTGTCGGGAGAGACGGCTTCCTGTCGGGCAGGAATTTCACGATAATACCCGATCCTATAGCCCTCCTTATACAGGTCGGGAAAATTAATTTTTATTGCCATATTGAACGGCTCGGAGCATTTCTCGTCGTCGGGGAACAATCCAAGGATGTATATGAGATAGTTATAGTAAACATCGGCCCCGGATTTGGAGATGACACCATCCTTAGATATAGACGAAATCGAGGCATCCATACCGAGCGACGAAAGCAACACTTCGTCGGCCCGCTTGTCGTACTCAATCAGAGAAGATATGTATTCCTTATACTTTAAATCCAAGGTCTCAAACTTCCATTGCTCTTCGTTATTGCCATTGCCAGAACGGAAGCTGATAGTTGAGATGGCCTTTCCCTGGTTTGGAGCCCCGGACAGATAGTCGGACATTTTTTTCAGCTCTGCCTGAAAATATTCAAGAAAAACAGACTCTTTATATTCTGTCCCGATTTCAATGTTATTGTATGTAAGCAGTTCTTTACCGTCTGACTTGCGCTTCTTGTTTTCTTCACACAGGTTTTTTATTTGCTTCTTTTTCGACTCCACCCAAGCATTTGGAACAATAATGTGAACTTTTGCGGCAAGTGAGTTTTTTAGAAACGAATTGATAAATTCAGGTGTTTCGTTGGCTCCGCGAATATAACCTTTAGTCCCCTCGTAGGTTTCGTTACAGCCGTAAAAGTCGCCTACGGATTTTTTACGATGGTGGCTGACAGCGGCAAATTCATACGAATCGACCTCGCGTTCGTTGAATTTCGGATAAATGCGATACTTTGTAGTAATGTTTCTACAATTCCCAACGAGGACGTATCTGAAGTCTCGATAAAGAGTAAGGTCGGTGAGGTAATCCGGCTTTTTCGTTGCCAGTCGACAGTCTTTGTTTTCCATACACTCCAATCCGGCAATGGTGGTTCTGCCAATGCGACGGCTTTTGGCAATTCGCCACTTGACAAAAAAGTCGTTGAAGGTATACATGTTTTTAATGCAGGCATAGGCAAAGTCCGTGTAAGACGATTCCACGCCATTGTTGATCCAGGAATCCATCCACTCCATTATCTGATCCTGTTCGGTGTATTCACGAACAAGCTTTCCATCCTTCAACACCTTGCGAAAGACTACAGGCCCATGTCCATACAACATTTCGGTCTGCTTTCTTATGAGCTGCGGCAATAACCTATTGTTCTTAATGTCGTCGGTGATCTCTTCGCACAGCCGGTTATTCATTCCTCTGGACAAAACATGGAAGCTATCAATGTCGTACCAAAAATTGGAAAGGGCTCGGTCGTAAGGAATAACACTGATATCGTCCTTCAAAAAACTCTGCGGAGTGTCGCCAAGCTGAAAAGTGAAAACATTAAGACCATCAGAATAGGTTCCTATGTTGCCAATTGTCTGTATACTCATAGCCATTTAATTTTGTGCAGTTTGAAATCATCGTGAGGAAACCCCATGAATCGGATAAGGATTCTGTAACACATTCGAGGATGCCCGCCTGAATCGGTAAACAGAAAAAAATTATCGCTGGAAATCGAGAACGCCTCGCCAGGCAGTTGTGTTCTGAACCTACAGCCTTGTTTTACTTCCAACTTGGTTGACACCATGTCTTTATTCCTCGAATAAGGAAAGAAGGCGATGGTAAAACAACCGTCCGGAACCTTTGAGATTTCCTTCGCCCATTGCAGGGCCGTCATTCCTTCCAACTCCGTTGACATGCTCGAAAATATTCTAAAGAAAACAGCGCAAAAAGGACAGAGGAATCATATTTCCCGAGAAAAAGAAACGCTGCACCTCAAGCGCCTTTCTCAGCGTTGCGTGAATTTTCCGTCCGTTTGAAAATTTTCCCTTTGGGCTTCCAAATTGCAACAAATTGAGCGCCTGAATTTTATTTAAAACGATTATGTATAAATATTTTATTATCGCACGGTTTTCAGGCGTGATGTGGGTGAATTTTTGATTTATACTGTGATTTTTGGGCTTTTTCATAACAAATGCATGTTATACAGATAAATTTTCCGGCAAATCGTCCGGCAAATTATTAAACTCGCTGGGTAACTTGTCGGAATACAAACCATAAAGAGCATATATATAAGCGGACGGAAGCTGTGTTGTTACTCCGGCTTGTTTATTTAGTGGAACCTTCTTTTCGGAAGTTTTGTCCAGCTCTATCTTTCCCTCTGTGTTTTTCCGCGGAGACAGCATAATAGAACTACATAGGTTGGGGCATTCGTTTTCATCAATAAGGCACCGAGGCACAGCGTTGCTTTTATTTGAAAAAATCAATTGCAGTAGTTTGAATTGTTGCCAATGATAAATGGTTGATTGCCCCTCGTTCATTAGTTCAACTTCAAAGCCGTAAGACTCCAGCTCGCGCTTGAACATCCGGGCATCGGTAGTTATATGCTCATACTCTTCACGCGACTTATTGCCGGCCCTATCGTGATAGAGCTTTATGCGTTTGTTTTTCGCGTCTTCGTAAAAAAAATCGTATATCTGACGAGCAAGCTCCGGCTGCTCGGCAGGATACCAGCAAAAGAACTCTTTTATTGCCCGGCATTCGTTTTTGCGCCGATTCTCCTGTAAAGCAATAACACTCGAAAAGTGTCCGGGATCATAGCCAAGGATTATCTCGTCGCTGGGTGAATAATATTTGAGGTATTTGGCCGTGATTCGGAAAAAATCCTTAAGGTCGACTTTCAGGATGTGTTCGTATTTGTATGAATCTGAAAACTGGTGCAACTTGGGACGATAGTAGGCAAAGAAGCGATTAACCACCTCGCGGCGACGAATAGCACATATAGCTGTTAGAAACTCATCAATCAAAAGGCTCTCTCTTTGTGTTTTAAAAAATTTAGGCCCAAGAATGTCTTTGTTCACAAAGGAGCTGGCACGTATATAGTAGGTAGCGTTACGACGCATCTCGTTAAGGCGCGGTTGCCAGAGGGCTATCTTTCTCTGCTCTTTTTCCTGAGCAAGTCTAAGTTTTTCGATGGCGACCGGGTCTTTTTCTTCACGAAACAATTGGTTTATTCGGTAGTATTCATACAACGCAGCGTTGACATGAATAGCAACATTGGCAATTTCGTCTATCAAATCACGATCAACATTGTGTTCATATTCCTCATACCAATTATCCTCACCCAAATCTACACGAGCGGAGTCAGACACACCGGTAATGCCAAGGTAGTAGGATTGTTCACGTATATGAGCGGCCGACCCTCGGAGAGCAGGAAAGAGCCTGGTCTTTAGCTTTTCTCCTTTATTGAGTTTCATTTCTTCCACAAAGGCATGCACACCACTGCGACCTGCAACCGACTCCGGCTGATCGGAAGATACAAGCTGCAGGTGGAAGCCGTTCCTAAACACAATGGAATGTTTAGGATAAGCAATCGGATAGCGCGGACGTTTAAAATGCCTTGGCAGTTTGGTTTCTCCAATAACATAATCAATGTCTTGTTCAAGCATTCCCTGCATATTTCCTCGAACAGGTTTAGAAAAAGAAGCCTGTATGTTGGGCCAAACATTGGATAACAGGGCGGCATAAGTTTTATGTACCAAAAAACCCAACTCTCCCGGCATGGAGTTGGCGACACGAATAATGCGCGGGGTCATTACTCCTTCCGTTTTACCTGCAGCTCTGGCGACCTCGCAAATCAGCACATTGGAATCAACAAGGTTCGCGCGGATCTGCATTTGATTCATATAAAAATCCTCAAATGTTTGTGTGTTTGGATTGTAATTCAAATCACTCATCGGTGCTGTCTTCAATTATGGGATCAACATCGTAAATATTGGCATCTTCCAGAAGCCGTTTTTTTTCGTCATTATCGATGGGCAGAGAATCAATAAGGTTTATGTAATACCCCTCGTTGGATTTACGGGCAATATCCTTAAGTTTTTTCTTTTTAAACCCTACGTCTTCAACCGTTATGTTTGGCGAAATAAGGAATATGGGAGCCCAGTCTTTGTCCGTCTCGGCAATTTCAGAAGCCCGTCGGCGACATTCCAATGCGGCATCCTCGCAAGCCTTCATGGTCTTATAATCTCCTTTTGCCAAACACATCTTAGCGATGTTTTCGTAGCGATCGGCAAAATTTGATTCCCACACTTTTATAGAAACATTATTGTCTATATGGAAGTAGTTTATAGCAGCATAGATGCGGGCCATGCAGGTTCTTACATCGAGCGATAGTTTTTGCTCGGCAAGAATGCGTACACGAAGCTGGTTGGCCGCGCGTTTAACATTACGTTCAAACTCATATATCTCGGCAGCCCACTGAAGCTGCTTAAGAAAAAGCTGAACTTCCATAGGAATAGCTTCCGACTTTCCGGTGGTGAGGAAAGAAGAAATCAAATCAGGGTGCAGCCTATCAAGACGATCAAGTAAAGTCATGGTTATATCCCAAATAAATCTTTCCGAAGATCGAGTAACGCCCGATCGTTGCGCCGTTGATCAAGAAGCTCAATAGAGTCGGAATCGCCTTTTTCTGCCAACTTCACAAGCTCAATGTCTATGTTATAAGCACCAATAGCTTGTCCATTTCTATACGCCTCATAATAAACATCGCCCGGCAAAGTAAGACGTATAGAGAGGGCAAACTTTTGCTTTTTATTCAGATTCAACAGGGCGGCTATGCGATCAGGAGCATAACCCAAGGCCCCGAAAGACCTTACCTGGGAAACATAACCGTCGCCCAAATCTTCGCACTTTTCTATGTCCGAATCGGCAGGAAGTGATATCATCGGATTCATAAGATCATTTTTTTTAGTTTCATCAACAGAATAGCACAATCTGAATCATTGATCTTAAAATCTTCCTGCAGCTCCAAAAAATCATCTACCGGCGCTGTAGGCAAACATCCCAAATTAAAGATTTCAATTTCTCTCATATCATTTTTTCTTATTCTCTTGAATTATGGTTTTAAACAGTTCTTTGGTCGATAGGTAGCGACTTAGGTTGGCTTTGTCGGAGTCTGCAAACCTGGCTCGGTCTGAACGCTTAA